CTATCAACATCCTTCCATACATGGCCTACTGCCTCTGTCGGCACCAAGCTAACTCTCACTATCCCACCATTTGTTGGAGTTTCTCTGGAGCATCCTCTTCGGCACGGTTAACAATATCAAGGAATCCGCCGCCATATGCCTTCTCTAAAGCATCGGTGGTCTTCTTCCTCAAAACGAACTCCCCATCAGACAAGAGAACATCTTGCTCCCCCTCAAGTGTTGCAGGAACCATGTCGTCTACACCAGAACCATCGCCCGGCCCACGAACCATTCCCTTCTCACCTTCCTCAAAACGAGCGACAGTGTCATCTAGTTCTCCCGACTGCACTCGTCCGACAAGATCGCGTAGTGCGTCCTCACCGTACTTCTGAACAAACATAGCCAATGCTATCTCTGGCTGCTCAGACATTCCTTTAATTGCTTCGATGGCCTCAACAATGACATCTTTCTCGTTCATGCCGTTGTCTTCCATCATCTCATCTACTTCAGCTTCGCCACCTTCTTGCATGCGGCGTAGACCCATCAGACCACCATCTGCATAGTAGTATGGGTATTGTGGCACATAACCTGCAGGTGCAGGTGGACGTGTGTATTGGAAGTAAAGCCCTTCGCCGCCACCCGATGCAAACGGATCGGCACTCTGAGTTACCTGCATAGGACGCGGCATAGGTGGACGTGTGTCCTCATCTTCTGCTGCACGGTTCTTGTAGGCTTCTTCCATCATCTGTGCATCAGTCATAGTTTGACCAAGAAACGCAGCAGGTAATACGCCCGGAGCCAATGCGCCAGCAGCAGCTTGCTGCATGCCTTGTGAGGCAAGAAGCCCACCTTGTTCAGTTAAACTTGGAAACGCTTCAAGAAACTTAGGCTTTGCAAGCTCACCAATTCCAGTATTGATCCCTTGACCTGCTTCGATAGCTTTTGCACTAGCACTTCCAGTTAAACCACCAAGAATCTTACCACCAAGGAAAGATGTAAGTCCTGTCTTAATCCCATCCCCAAGATCACCAGTTTGCAGAAAAGAGCCAAGACCTGCGCCTATCCCCGCTAAACCAGCGGTGCCAACTGATGCACCAAGCGTTGCAAGAAAAGGCACAGAGCCAGAAGCCGCTAACGCAGGTAGACCAACACTCATTAACAGGGGCAGAACCATAACAATCTCCAGAAGTTCAATTGAACTTTAGCACTTATCCTTTACACGATCAATTCAAAGTGCGGTGCATCAATGAAAGGACGTTTTCCTTGCGAGCGGCGAAGGTCTGTGTAAGACATCATAGCGTCTTCCATAGAGCCATTCCACTCAGCTATATTATACGGGTAGCTGCTTCCCTTTACAGCCCAAGATGCTCCCCAACATACTTTAACACCACACGCTTCTGCGCCACTCTTCATGGCATCAGCGATCTCATCGTACAAATTTAGTTCCCATCTGTTCCCCGAACAGTAAGCCATAAGGTCTACTGCCAATCCATCAATATGCTTAGACTTCATAGTCTTTGACGCGCCCTTGGCTACCAATTCGCGTTGCTCTTCGATGGTTCTGAGTCCACAAATCACAGAGAAGTCCTGCTTGGTTACCCCGATGGCATGCTTAACAACTGCAACCATGCGCTCATCTACGCCCTCTAGCTTTGCCAAGCTACCTTTTCCTAGTTTGTATGCCATTATTTTTTACCCCCAAAGAATTTAGTTGCTGATCGCACACCAAAAGATGCAGCCACGATAACACCTAATGTATACTGATACCAATCAGGCATAGACTCTAGTGCCGCAAACCCATTCGTGACAGCACGTTCTGCCCATTCAAATGGTAGGAAGCATAAGATCAATGGTACGCTGAATAGTATTGTTAACCACTCGTCTTTCCACGAGTTCTGCGAACCCTGTGCCATCAGACGCTCCCAATCGGCTTCTGACGTAGCGGCACTTTTCATTATGGTCGCTTTCGCTTCCGCCTCTACAAGTTTGAGATTGGCTGCAGCCGCTTGTGCATCTGCTTTGCCTTTTAGCCATCCACCTGCCAGTTCAGCTATCGGCCCTATCAATGATTGAATCATACCATTACACTCCCATACATGGTCATCTCAACGCCAAGGACAAACTCAAGTAGCTTCACTACCAAGTGCGTAACTATGGCATCACTTGTCCACATCGTACTCCACCTTAGAGCTTGTCTGTGTTTGCGTTACAGTCGTCTTAGCTTCCTTACCCATCCAGATACCGAAGCAGCCAGTGAGTGCGCCCATGCAGACGCTGACCAGACCTGACTGAGCAACTGTGGGGTCGGGCAGTGTCATAAACCAAAGAACTGCCTTGTAAGTAAGGACAGTTACAGCCAACATCATAAGGCGTGGTACAATCTTCCAATCATCAACTACTGTGTGCGCCATTACTGACCTCCGAATCCACCAAACCTAGACATCAACATAGATGCAAACGGAGACTGCTGACCGCCGCCATATGCAAACGGTAAAGGTGGTTTAGGCATACCACCATAATTAGGTGGCAGATTTGTAGGCATCATTGGTTTGCCTTGAGGCATTGTAGCCCCACCGCCTTTACCACCGCCGCGCATAACCATGTCCATGCCACGTTGGTAGTCCATCTGCTGCGCTTGCTGTTGTGCAGCTTGATCTGCCATAGCCTGTGCCATGTCGTTGACCTGACGGCGTTCTGCTACGCTCATCATCTCCATAGGACGTGGGCCAAGACGTTGTGATCCACCTAGTGTTGCGTAGTTCTGCGCTGCGTATTGGAATGCAGGACTCATATCTGGTGCTTGTGAGTTTGCTGCCGCCGCCATGTAATATGGCATCTGACCCGCACCACGTTGAGATTCAAACACATCTAGTGCCGCACGGCGCATATCAGGAGTAACTGCTGGCTGCTGTGGCTGCTGCTGGCTTTTCATATACTCTTCGTAACGACGAAGATTTTCAGCGTATTGATCTGCTTGAGCCTGTGCATCTGTCGTATTCTTGAGTGCAGCTATTCCAGAAGGGCCATCATCACTTTTACCGACATTATCCATAAATGCTTTCTGTGCAGCCTTGGCTGCTTCAGTGGGTGGGCCAGTTACATTTAGCTTACTTGCTAAAGACTTAATGCCACCTGATATCTTATCCGCAAAAGATTGTTTCTTCGGAGCTGCGGGCTTTGGCTTTGGCTTTGGCTTTGGCTTTGGTTTATTTGCTGGATCATCTACTGAACCCATTCCAACTGGATCATACATTACAAAGTACCCCCGTCCATAGATTGTGGCATGGTCACAGTGATAGCTGTGTGCTTCTTAGTTTCGCCTGTCCAAGACTCGCCACAGTCTGGGCAGTTGCCGTCAGGATACGAGGCTATTTCTTCTGGTGTGTCCACCAAGTTATCACAGTTGTGGCACTGGATAGTATCCACGGATGTAGCAGGTCTCCAGCGACCACCATCGGGCATTGTAATTACTGTTTCATCAGACATGCGTCACCTATGTAGTTGTCACTGTCACGGAGCCAACGGCACCAGAGCCTGCTGATCCACGAGCATGTGGTGTGTTTTCTTGCGTAATCTTAACATATCCACCGTGGTTAAAGATAGCCCCAGTCTCTAAACCAGAGTCGTCTGTCTGCAAATCAGTAAAAACAGCGAATGTATTTCTCCCCTCACCGGGGTTCCTAGCTTGTTCGAGGTAGACTGAAAACGCCCTAACAACCTCTGTAAAGTACCGCACATCGTATTGTGATGGCGGTATGGGGAAGTATGGTACTGGTACTTTTCTGTCTGACATTACCGTCTACCATCTTGTCTTACATCCATGCGAGGAGAGCCAAGTCTCCATCCAACACCAGTGTTGCTAGATTCTACACGAAGAGCCATAGACCTGCCACGCAGCCTTACATAAACTTGGTTTGTAAACTGTTCTACTGGTACAGATGCTGTCTTAGAAACTGCATTGTCATCTTCTTGAAGATAAGCACCGCCGGGGAAGTTCCGCGCTTTCATTGTAAATGTTACCGAAGGCGAAGCCGCTGTAGAATTTCTAAACGTAACGTCTGGTATAACGCGACTTACAAACGAGAAGTTATTTCCGTCACCAATATCAAACTGGCTAGATTCAATATAAGCATTGATTGCAGATGCAGGAGCGGTACTCCCGTCATCAAATCCGTTTTCTTGGTAGTAAAGATACCCGTCTATACCAGCGGCTATTGGATAGTTTTCTACCCCACGATCAACCCACGCACCACGAGCCAATGTGCCATAGTACCAAATGTTTTGTTGGTAGTTATACACAACATACCGATCCACCGTGCTGCTGCCACCAGATGGATAGAACCACCATATTTCAGAAAACGCCGTGTTGGATGCGGCAAAAACTTTTTCGGCCTGACCATCGTTGAAATCACTAAACACATAATCTCTTACAGTGCATGGTAACTTCTGAACCGCGCCTGTGTATGTGTAGAACTCGTTTGCCCCCATCCAGAAGACATTGTCTTCGACAGCAACGGCAGAGTTTGGGCTTGCTATGGTGACATTCTCTGAGATCATGTTGATCCCAAATGTAAAGGGTGGCCCAAGATATTGCATGGTGTGAACAGATACATCTGTAAAGACAAGAATCTGCTGTCTGGTTTCAACCGCTGTGACAATGCGAGAACCTGACCCAACAAGAAGGTCACCCGCTGTGTTTGTCGTAGTTGGTCTCCAATCCAATACGTTCTCTTGATCTGAGAAACGAATAAGCAATGGGTCTTGTGTTGAGCTACCAAGAGGATTTGCCCCAAACGCTATGACATGCCTGTCAACATCAGATACTAAAATCTTTGCGGCTACAGTTGGTGCATCTATAGACCCAGCCAAATCAGAAATACTAACCGCTCTGGTATCTAATGCGCTGACCACTGACGCATCCCAGTAATAAATGCCACCGTTATACGGATTAATTATAAGGTCTTCACCAAAGTTATCATGCGACCACAAACGCAGTGTATCGGTTAGAGCATCAATAGTTGCCCCAGAACCCCAAGTGCCACGACCCCAAAATCCTGCGCCCCAGCCGTTACCAAAAATAGAAGTCTCAAGACCTGTGTTTATTTGATACGCACCTACAACAGAAGAACCGCCGTTACCTGTATCTGACCCATTAGCTGTTACGGCAACTGGAGTGTAGGTTCCATCAACGGTGATATCGGCAACGCTATCAACTTCACGAGCGGTGATGTAGTATGTGTCATCGTCAATTATCTCATCAATCTTATATTCTTGGTTCAGCACATCCGCTGTTATTGTGCCGCCTAAAGACACTGCACCGCTAAAGGTTACAAAGTCCCCCTCGACTGCACCATGATCTGTATCCGAAACAGTTATTACAGAAGAGCTTGCCGTTGCCGAAAAGGTAACGTCCCCCGCCGCTGTGGTCTCTCTAATCGGTGTGATATCGTAATAACCCTGACCTTCTTCGATGTAATACTTATCGCTTGTACCAACACCAAGGTAGTTATTTAGAGAGATTGTTTTCCAAGAATGCAAAGCACGGCAAGAACCAAGAAATGATTTAATACCTAGCTTTGTCCAGCCGCCAATCTTTTCAGGGTAGCCCATGCGAAACCGCACTTTGTCCATGTCATACCAGCCACCCTCATTGCTGTAAGATGTTGACTCTTTGTTTACCCCCGGTTGAAACTGTAGCTTTTGTAGAGGCATGTCATCACCTTTAGTTCAATTGAACTATTAAGAGTTTAGAGCAGTAAGATCATCCCAAACACTTTGGGCATGTGCAGCCGCGTCGAAAGCAACAGTGGCATCAGGATCATCAGAATTATCAGGGTCTGGGTCTGTCCAGCTATTCGCTGTCGCTTGTGTTGATAGGTAGCTTTCTAAATCAGCTTGAGATGTGATTTCTTCAATAGCTTCCGAAATGTCCGCGCCATCTTCAGAAATGCCAATCATAATATAGTCTTGTGGGGACGCAGTATCGGGGTCATGCACAGCATACATGCCACCAGTGGCTTGCGGCACACCAAACTTTAACCATGTCGGGATCGTACCTTCTGGAGTTAACCTATACTTTACAACTTTATGAGCCATCAGTTTGATCCTCTAATTGTGGGGTGTTTGTCAAAGATGTTTCGTCCAATATAGCAAATCCACGGCTTGCTGCAAAGTCACTTGGACAATGCGCCCACTTCTCTGCACATGCTTCCAACCACTGCACTGTGTGGTGATGCTCTGGTGCCTTGCCTTGCTTGATTAGCTCATTTTCCCATTGAAGGTATGAATAGACTTCCGCTTGCGCCTGTGCCGCATTGATACCCAAGTCAAACACATAGATCAGATTGCCTTCGTCAATGTTACCGCCACGACTACGCGCTGCGTTTAGAGCCTGTTTCATACAGGTCATAATGTGGTATTTGACTTCTTCACGCTCGTAATCTTCTTCGGTCAGTTCGTCTTTGCCGATCTTCTTCATTAGATTTTCATACTGATTGCTAAAGAAGTTTAGCTTGCGAACCGCACCTTCAACATAGTTACGAGAGGACGCTGCCTGTGCTTGTTTCTCGTTGATCTTAATTTCAAGCATTTCGCGCTCAAGATCGTCTGTCTCTTCTTCCAGTTTGCGCTCTAGTTTTCTGAGCTTGATCTCTTCTTTTTTCATTTTAAAGTAGCCTTCTTGCAAGGCCGCTTTAGTTTTCTCAATCTCCGCAAGGCTATGTTTAATAGAGCGGATCGGCGTGATTGCAGTAACGTCTAGTGTGACGCTCATCATCTGCGAGTGCGACTTGTAGAAGTTGCTAGATGCTTGCGCTATGGCAGGGGCTTTCTCTGCAATGTTTGCCAGCATAGATTTATATTCAGGCTTCGCCGCTGGAAGCTGAATGTTAATGTCCGGCGTTATTGACGTTAGTTCTGTCCTTGTATCTTTTGGCAATGTCATTCTCCCTATCCAGTAACCGAAGCTGTGCTAGGCGCACCCGCCGCCATAGCTGATTTTTTCTCTGTTAGATCACCAAAATCAGTATCGTTTCCAGTTGTTGCTATCGTGACATATGAAATATCAGTCTGTTCATCACCAGAATGCGTCCCGCCCAACATTACCATCCGTGTTGAATTGCAAGCTGTTCCGCCCCATCCCTTTGCAAATGCTAAGTTACCAAACGAAGAAAATGACCCAGTTGACGCTATACTTCTGTATTCGATGTGATCTGACCCACTTGTGTAGTTCCCAGCAATGATAATTCTTGTGTTGTTTCCACCCACGAATGCCTGCCTATGGTCGTTACTTAGGTTTCCGTAGTCTGTTCCATTACCAGTTGTAGCAACAGTGAAGTAATCAGTATTTCTGCGCCTTGTTGAGTTCTGAAAGGCACCTGTAATAAGTCGTGTTGTAGAGCCTGCCGCACGACATTGGTTTGTTCTGTTTGAATCTGAAAAATCGCCAAAATCAGACGCGTTTCCCGCACTCGCCATCGTTACATAATCTACTGCACCAAAGCTAACACCATAACCTGTAATAATCCCACGGGTAGAATTTGAATACCCACCAATTTCACCTCGCGCATAGACCAGATCGCCAAAATCTACACAACTTGATCCAGATGAATAGTTTACAGTTTGTATTGTATTAGTGCCATTCCCGCCAGCCTCGAACCGTTTTACGCTATCGCTGAATGCACAACAGTTAAACTCTGAGCTACTTAATGTCTCTCCACCAAAGTCTGTGGCGTTTCCTGTAGTGGTGATAGAAATCTGGTCAATCGTGCGAACTCTATTTGCGTTCTGATCCCGCGCTGTTGTTGTAAGCGCAATCGGATTAACATTCCCCGCAGTAGGCCAAAGCCCTGCCCTTGTATATGTCTCAGCCTCCGCAAGTGACCACACGCCATTGGCCGATGTGGAACCATAATTGTCCGTAGGTGCTGTCGGAGTATCGGTAATAATGTTTCCTAGATAACGTTTAGGCATTATTAAATCCCCCCGTGGCAGTTGGATGCGGCAGATGCGCCATCACTATAATAAGATGTCAACGTACCAAAAGATGAAGCGTTCCCTGTGGTCGCAATAGTGATATAATCCATACTTTGTGCGCCAGCAGAGCCACCGAATGCAATCGCACGAGTCGCGCTAGACATACCATTACCAATACGTCTTGCAACAGTTAGATCACCAAAGTCGGTAGAGTTTCCTGTAGAGGCTATAGTTATATAATCAATATTGTTAAGATTATATGGTGGGTTGTTTGTATAACCACCCATAAACACACCTCTAGTTGAACTAGAACCCGCACCCCTAACCTGTCTTGCAGTAGTCAAGTTGCCAAAAGTTGAAGCACTTCCTGTAGAAGAAATAGTTATATAGTCGATGCGACTGCTAGTGCTTGCGCTAGGTGGATCACCACCGCCAAAAACCGCACGGGTTGTATTTGCAAGTCCAGCAAGAGTAGCGCGAGCTTCTGTTAAGTCGCCAAAATCTGCAAAGTTTGCAGCGGTAGCAATAGTGCAATACGCAATCGTATTGGTATGTCCAGAACCAATATTACCCCCAGCTATAACTCCTCTGGTGCTGTTGCTCGCCCCAGTACAGGCTCCATAAAGTCTCTCTGTTAGTTGTCCAAACTCAGTAGCATTCCCTAAAGTAGAGAATGTGCCAAAGCAAGTAGTTGTAGGATCAGCACTATTCCCGCCCATTACATATCTAGTTGAACTTCCAAACGCGCCTGCGCCTTCTCTTGGAACATCTAATGCACCAAAATCGGTGCCGTTACCTAACGTAGAGATTATAACGTATTCAATCCCTTGATAGTTTGTGAAACTTCCGCCCGTTCCAGCAAAAGTTAAACCAATGTCGCCTGTAAGGGGTGCATTAGGCCAGCCATCTCTATTCTGGTACTGTGTGGAGATATTCCATACACCTTGATAATTTGGCATTATGCAAGTCCTCCATGTGCAGATGATGATCCATTTAAGCTGCCTCTTGCCGCCGTTAAGTCCCCCCAATCTGATGCATTACCGCTAGTCGCTATAGTTACATAGTCTATGACGTTTGAATAGGGACTTTCTCCACCACCAAAAACGCCATAAGTCGAACTCGAAACGGCAGTTCTACCAGATTGGGAAATCGTAAGGTCTCCAAAATCAATTGAATTTCCAGTAGATGCAATAGTAATATATTCAATTGTATTTGTTCCGTAAGCCCAATCAATAGCCCCCATTAACATTCTTGTTGAATTGCTACAGGTGGAAGTTTTTCTACCCGGGCCAATTAAATTCCCGAAGTCTGTAGCATTGCCTGTGGATGCTATTGTAATGTACTGTATTACATCTGAATCTGAACTAACTCTACCACCTGCAAATACACCTCTTGTGCTAGACCCTGCCCCACCGAGTTGTCTTATACTATTTAACAAATCCCCAAAGTCAGTTGCATTTCCAGTGGATGCTATAGTGATATAATCTATTATATTATAGTTGGTATTGTCAGGCGTACCCTTGTAACCACCCGCAAAAATACCACGAGTGCTTGAACTGCATCCCGCTAATGTCTCTCTTGTTTGCGTCAGGTCGCCATAGTCTGTGGCATTACCTGTAGAAGCAAAAGTAATATATTGAATTTGATTAGTTTCTGCATCACTTCCAGTTGCACCGCCGCCATAAATACCTCTACTAGAAGAGGATACTGAACCTTGATTGTGACTGCGTCTTGCAGCTAAAAGATCACCAAAATCTGTGGCATTCCCCGTACTAGAAAAATTAATATAGTCGATGATATTTGTTAAAATGTCCCCTGAACCATAACCACCAGCAAAAGTTCCTAATGCAAGAGCAGGAGTAACAGCATCAGTCGCATCACTAGGGCTAGACCAACCAAACGCATTGATTGCCCAGACGTTAAACGTGTAGCTTGTGCCGTTAGTTAGGCCAGTAACTGTAACGGGAGAAGAAGAACCAGTTGCGCCATGTGCGCCAGTGCTATCCGTTACCCGATAGCCCGTAATAGCCGATCCACCAACATCTGACGGGCTTGTGAAGCTAACATCTGCCTGTGTATCACCGCCTGACGCACTAACATCCGTAGGACTATCTGGCGCATTAAGCCCATCTTGGCCTATGAAGCCGCCTTTACCTTTAGCCATCTCTAATCTCCTTACGAGATTTCTTCGTAGCTCACTAGAACTTCTAAGTCACTCGCCGTGCCTGCTGTAGCAGTTATTGATGTATTCTCTTCCAAGTATAACGCAGTGTTCTTATCCAAAACAACAAGCGATGCATCCGCAGGAACAGATATTGTACTTGCAAGTGAGTATGCTGTGCCGCCGCCTGAAGCCGCGCTGTGTACATCAACAGTAACGTCACATGCGTTAGACCCATCGACGTTTGCAATTTGGATCATGTTGATCTTAAAAACTTTGTTACTCGAAGCAGCATTGCTAACGAGGGTTGTTTGAGAGGTGCTTGTTAGAGCAACCTTTGCTGTCTTCCCCGTAATGGTGGAGACATTAACGATATTCGGTGCAGCCATGATTTAATCTCCTTTAAGCTCCGAAAACAATTGACATTGCGATAGTAAACCCTTTGTCAGAAGATGTTGTAAAACTTAAAGTTCCACCGCCATCAGTGGTAAGGACTTGTCCATTTGTACCATCGCTTGTTGGTAAAGTAAAAGCACTTACAAAAGTTTGAAGATTAGCATCGTAAGCCAACACATCAGAACCAATTGCAACGCCAAGGTTTGTACGAGAGGTTGACGCACTCGCAACATCAGACAAGTTATTTGTAGAGACCAGAAGATTAGATAAGTCTTCAGCAACGGCAGTTACCGCCGCACTAGCTCCACCACCATCACAGTAGATGATTCCTGTATTACCATTAGCAACAGTTACATTTGATCCTGAACCTTGAGTAAATGTGCAGTCATATCCAGAAGCATTGTTTACAAAGTACAACTTCTGAGCATCGCTTGGTGAAACTGTGATAGTACAGGCTTCAGTAGCACCACTCAGCAAAAGAACTTTATACATACCGTCAGACAGTGTGCCATCTATCGTTTGCAAGGTATGTGCTGCGCCAGAACTCGATAGGTCTATCGTACCTACACCGTTCGTGATCCTATCAAGGATATCAAGATTAAGGTTGGTAGTATCGCCCCATGTACCAGACTGTTCGCCTGTTGCGATCTTTTCTATACCACCATTTGTTGTATATGTACTTGGCATTACACTACCTTTACGCTGCGATCTCTGTCCATACTGTATCTGGGTCAGGAACTATTCTACCCCAAACTATCGGAGATGTCACCTCACCAGTACCCGAAACTCCTGTCGGAGAAACAACTGCCCCACCTGTTATTGTAACACTTCCGACCTGCCCTGTGTTTTCAACACCTGTTACATTTACAGTAATACCTGTACCGCCAGTAGCAGTTACTGAACCTACATTCCCTGTGGCCTCTAAACCTGTTGCAGGAACATATGACCCACCTGTTGCTGTAGCACTACCAACTTCTCCTGTTCCCGATACCCCTGTTACAGATAGATTTGCACCTGCTGAAATTGTAACCGTGTCTACAGAACCACTATTTACAAAGTCTGTGGAACCATTGGTGCCGTCAAAATGTAATAGAACGGGACTGTTCGTACTGCTAGTGTACGCGCTTGTTTCTGGAGTAAAGTCAGAGCCATCATAACGATCAACTGTAGATACACGAAGCTCGTCAATATAACCTTCCCAGTTATTAGAACCGTTAAAGTCAGATCCAATATGTATATCTGCTGCGGTAGCCGTTACGCCAAAGAGGGTGCTGTCTTGTTGTACTCCGTCTACAAAAACAGAATAAGTGTTTCCAAATGGGTCACCTCTTGTGACCGCTATGTGAACCCAAGTATCAACAGAGAACACGGCATTGATGTTAAATAAAGTAGCGTTGCCACGAAGAACCAGTAAGTTATCCGCAGACTGACGAAGAGCTATTGTATCATTGGATGTTGAATCTCTGCTATCAAAAAAGATGCCGTCTTGAGTTCCACTTGTCGGACGCACCCACATGTCAACAGTGAACGGATCGCTACCAAAGTTATACGTCCCATCGGACACAACAGAATCGCCAGTACCATCAAGCAGCAGACTTGATCCACCAAACTTAGATTGCGCTGTAGATATTTGCGCATCGCCAACGCCAGAGAAAACAATTTCTGGCCCAAGAAGAGCATTTGTTGAAACACCCGTTGGGAAAACATTTGCATCACCAATAACACTGGCAATACTTCCAACTTCACCTGTGGTTTCTAGTCCAGTTACAGAAGCAATAGCTCCCGCTTCCGCCGTCGCACCACCAGTAGACATCGTAGCTTCAACGCCTGTGACGAACGCACGAACCACGTTACGTGCAATCGCGTCACCGACTTGACCTGTACCTTCTACACCCGTTACACTGACGGCTACATCAACGACACCTGTGTCACTGAAACTTGTCTGTGAATATGAGGTGAAGCCAAACATCTACCTATCCAAACACGATTGCCATTGCGATTGCTTTACCCGTGGATGCAAATCCATCCGTTGCGTTATCTACATACGTTTTGTTTGCTGCGTCAGTTCCAGAACTAACGGTATCAATTCCCTGAATACGACCTGTGCCGCCAAGAACCAAATCTCCGCCATTAAGGGTAAGATCACTAAAGGTAGGCGAATTCCCTGTCCCTAAGTTCTGGTTGATCGTGTATTGGCTAATATTTGTGGCGTTACCACTTAAAGTAGCCGTAATCGTACCTGCGCTAAAGTTACCAGACGCATCGCGGAATACAATAGTGCTTCCAGTATTTGCGTTCGTCGCGTTTGAACTGACGGTAAACGTACCACCTTCGCTGTTTACGCTTCCGCTAATACCATTACCTGATGTGGCACCTTGTTGGACATAGTTTCCTGTCGTATCCGTTCCTAGAGCAACAGAGTTTGCTGCAATCGTGGCAGCAATACTTACATTACCAGACCCATTAAAGGAGGTAGAAGTACCAGTCACATCTCCTGTAAGACTTATTGTACGCCCCGTTTGAAGTTGCGTGGCTGTGGTCGCATTACCGCTCAACGCCGCTGTAATTGTTCCAGCAGAGAAGTTGCCGCTTGCATCGCGAAATACTAGCGTACTTGCTGTATTGGCGTTTGTTGCGTTCGAGGTGACAGTAAATGTTGCGCCTTCGGCACTTGCAGAACCAGACAGACCGTTCCCGCTTACCGCGCCTGACGCTACGTAGTTACCTGTTGTATCTGTCCCTAGAGCAACGGAATCGGCTGCAATCGTTGTTGTGACCGCAATGTTTCCAGAGCCATCAATGCCTGTGGCTGTGCCAGTAACATCGCCACTTAGTGTAAGACTGCGTCCTGTCGCCCAAGCTGTGGCTGTGTCAGCGTTGCCTGTCAGATCACCCGTAACATCACCAGTCACGTTACCTGAAAGATTTGCGTTTACTGTGGCAAATGTAACTGTATCGCCAGTGCCTACTGGCTGACCAATCGCTACGTCATTAGCGTTGACTGTAACACCTGTACCAGCACCTACTGCAAAAGTAGTACCTGTAAGAGTAAGACCGTCACCTGCAGAATAAATCTGTGTAGCAGAAATCTGTGAGAATGTAATGTCAGTTGTGCCAAAGGTAATCGTACCTTCGGTTGTCATCACATAGGTTTCACCAGCACCTGCAGCACCTTCTTGGACGAAGAATGCATCACCTTGACCAAGTGCATCAGGGTCTGATGGGCCATAGCTGTCGGCATCTGTCGCACGAGTCAGCACCCAGTTGGTGCTTGCAGAACCTACATTAGTAACTGTGTATACGCCGTTATGAGCTGCGTTTGTTTGTTCATAAATAAGAACACGGTCATTCAAGACCATTGTCACGCCATCGATAACAAGTGCAGCCTGAGTTCCTGCGTTAGTAAGCGTAGCACCTACACCGCTTGTACCGTTATCATAAGTGGCGTTTAAGTTACCTTCCTGCTCAACACGAACAGGATCATGGTAGTGCAAACCTGCTGCTGCAATCGTGTCTACATACTGCTTTGTCGCGGCTTGTAATGCCGAAGTCGGGTCTTGATTAAGAACCAAATCACCAGAGGCATCAAAGTAAGCTGATTTTCCAGCAGGCTCTGTAATAAAGACTTCAGCAGAACCAGCAGTTAAGTTTACCGCTGATCCTGAGTTTGAACTGGCTAAGACTGTTGTTCTGGCAAGCGTTGTACCTGATACGGTAAACGTACCTAGACCGACTTCCCACTCACCTGTACTACTTTCAAAAATAGCGTAGTATGTAGTGTCTCCATCAGACAACGCAGACGAAAAGGATTGGAACCCTGTCAAAGCTCCCGCTAATGTTAGAGTCCCCGTACCTGTCGTCGCGGTGGTTTCTTTCACACGATCTTTTACAACAAGAGCCATCGCAACAATCTCCTAGCTAACTACGGTTTAGGCGATGCGAATAATTGCGTTTGAAGAATCCGCTGTTGGAAACGCAATCTGGAAATCACCAGCCGTAGAAGTTTTATCTGAACCAAAGTCTAAAACAACAACAGTGTTCGTTGTGCCTGAACCAGCACCTTCAGTCGTATTGTAGATCAACGCACCGCGCGCAGTGATTGTCGCTGAAGTAAAGGTTAGATCATCAAAGTCGGTAAACGCTGTTGTGCCTGAAGATGTTGGGTTCACGTTTGTCAGTGTTCCACCGCCAGCAGCATAAGAACCTGAATCACCAACTTCATCAGTCGCTGTGTAATCGGTTGTTGCCGCTGTAAAAGACGCGTTGTTGTCATACAATGCCAACTTAAAGGTGTCGCCACCTGACGCTAAAAAGTTGTGTCCACCTTCAAGAAGCTCTTTCTTGAAAGAAGTACACATAAAGTTTCCAGTAAAGGCCATGTTATAGTCTCCTTATGAGTTCAGCCAGTTCGGGGTGTCCCGCATCATTAAGTGCATTATACACAGTTGTGCGGTCACTGCGAATAGCTTGTCGCATATAATATGCAATCAGCTTTTCAATGTGCTTTGAGAAAGCACGGGCTTGGTCTCTGACCGCAGGATGCGTATCATTGGAGACCGATATGATCTTTTGGACGCACTGTTCCGCAAGTTCATCTGGGGTAAAACCACGTCCCTCAGTAGTTCTGATTTCTACTAAGTTTTCATTCTGAGGTACGTCTAGGTTTATTTTAAACATTTACATCTCCACACGAGGCTGACCATCACGATAATCATCGCGTTTTAGTCGCCCTTCACCAAGAACCATTAAGCGTTGCATGGCCTCTGTGTACCTTTGCTGATACATGCCAAGAACATCAGGCTCGCCCTTCATAAAGATATACGCCTCAACCAATGATCCGTATAGTAATGCCTCTTCTGCATTATCACCAAGCCAAGAAGTGCTTGAAGTAACAATAGAAGGTGGATCGAAGTAATAGTGCAATTGAACTTCATACGCAGCGTCTGGAGTAGGGCCAAGAATAAAGTGACCCGGAGATGATGTTGACTGCACATCACCATCAAACTCTGCGTAATACTTTGGAAGACCAGTCGTTGTCTTATTCGGATATGCTTCACGAACAAAGTTAACATCTTTTGGCATAAGGAATGTATAGTCACCGTCACCGTCAATCACAGCAATTGAAAAGGGTGCCAAGAAGTCGGGTGGTCTTGCAAGGAACCTATTACTAGCTGTCATGTTGGCAGTGACGTTCTTCCGCAGCTCTGGGATTAGCACAGTGCGGTGTATCTTTTCTTCCGTCTGTTCAACAAACGTAGGAATCTGAGAAACGAATGTAGTCTCGTTATTCTCAGTGTAATCCTTGATCGCCTGTACTAACTCAGAATAGTTCATTTGAACTTATCCATCTCTCATAAAGTTACCGCCACGAGCTGCTGCGCCCATACCACGGCACTTGCCCCCGTATCTCATCTTCTTAGCTTTCCCACCGTAGCCCATTTTGCCAACGCCGTCTGCCGCATAGAAAGGAACCTTTTCTCCGTTCTTCTCTACCATTTTGAGACTACCACCAGCTTTCATAGCGACAGGCTTTTTCTTCATCTTGCCGCCGTACATCTTCTTGTCGAGCATCTCTTGCTCTTCTTTTTCCGCTCGTGGAGAGACATCCTCAAATTTCAAGCGGTTCTTACCTTTACCAAGTCTTTTGCTAGGGCCAGCCATATTACGATCCTTCCGTTGTGGTGACGGTAACTCTTCCTACAGAGCCTACCATATATTGTGCTGGATTCCCAACAGGATTCCAACCGAACAACTCTCTGCTTGCATCTTGTGACGTATCAGGTCTTGGATTCAACAATGACTGTGGATCATTGATCTTAACACGTCCCAAGAAGTTCTGCGGTTGATCTGGGTCTACAACATCTCTGCCAATCAAAAAACCAGTCTTATGCCCGTTGCGAAACTCAGGCACGAGGTCTTTCAAAGGATAGCGAAAGCCAGTCCTATCACAGAAACCATAAGCATATTTACCTCTTGCGTAACTCATCCGCCACCCATCACAAACGTATCATATGGAACAAACTTGATTGATGCTGTCTCTTCATCCTCACCAGACGCAAGCTGGAACTGAAACTCGTATTCTTGCTTCAATGCCTGTGCGCGAGCTGCAGCCTCTGGTTTCTTCATAGCAAGATAATATGCCAATCCAGAAACTAGAGCCGGAACGAAACGAGGAGGAACAGTAGATACATCACCACCAATGCCAGAAGACAATCCATCGATACCCTTCAATCTGTAGTAAAACAAAGTGTATGTAGTTGACGCATCAGGCACAGGCCAGAGAGTTACTTTGACTTCCGTTGGGAGCCTTTGGACGTAGATTTGGGTCGGCCTACCTTGCGTGTTTTTGTTTGTTTGCTGCGCGTAGGTTGAGACACTGATCCTTTCGAGGGCGGTGTCGGTTTGACTTGTACCTGTACCTGTTCGGACTTGGTGTTCGATGAG